GGAGCCGGTCAAAAGCGATTACGTGATGGGGGCGGACATTGCTGCGGGTACGGGCGGCAGCTATTCGAGTTACTCGTGCCTTGTGGTGTTTGATCGAGCCACGGGCGAGGAAGTGTTTGAGTGGCGGAGCAACCGGATCAATCCGCTGGTGTTTGCGGGCATAGCGCGGTTTGTCGGTTTGTGGTTTAACGAGGCGTATTTTGTTCCTGAGGCGAACGGTCCGATCGGGACGTTGTTTATGGAAGAGCTGGTCAAACTGGGTTACCGGCGGTTGTATTTTCAGAAGCGCGGTAAGAAGTCTTACCAGTCGACAACGGACAGGCCGGGTTACTGGAATCAGGATGGTGGCGCGGAATTACTGACGACGTTAGAGGCGGGAATTAAAGGTCAGAAGGCGAAGGTAGAAAGCCGCCTGTGCTTAAAAGAGATGGGCAATTACTTTTACAGGAACGGAAAACTGGTTCAGTCGCGTGCGCAGGCGGATGAGGATGAGGGGGCTCGCGGTCAGGCGCACGGTGACATGGCGATTGCGACAGCAGCGGCCTGGTGGGGCGTTCGGGACTTACCGACGTGGAAAGAGGAAAAGCCGGTGCAGCGGGTGCCGGTCGATTGTTTTCAGGCTCGGCAACAGGCTGCGAGGGATCGGGAAAGGCAGAATCAGAAACGGTCGTACTGGAGCCCGTGGACATGAGGCACAACGGCTCAACCAGTACATGGATGGCAATGGTGTGTGTGCTGCTCGTGGCGATAGTCGTGCTGCATTTCATGTATCAGATGCGGCATATCCTGCCTGCGGTGAGCAACACATCACGGTTTGGAGAATAGGAATCAGCGGACATGGGTGCTGAACAACAGGTCGTGTCGCACGGCATGGACTGGGTTGCCGCCGTCATTCAGCTGGTGACAGCGGGCGGGTTCGGTGCATTGGTGTGGTATCTGGTTGTGAAGCACATTCCGTTTATCGAGACCCGCCACCATTCGGAGAGGACGGAGTGGCGTGAGTACATCGAGAGACGTGATTTGGAGTTTCAGAATTTAATTCGCGAGCATCGTGACGCGGTTCTTGAGGTCACCGGTAAAGTCAGCAGTCTACAGACATCAACAGAAGGCTTGCGTGATGAGCTGCGTCACCGGTGACACGAGTCGTCGTAACGACCGCATGGTTTATTGAGGAAGACTGATGGACGCTCAGAATCTGAAAAAACTGCGAGATGCGGTGGATTCTTCCCGTAAAAAACTCGGGCGGTTCCGTGACGAGGAAGTCGATGCTCTGCGTCAATATGTGGGGCAGCATTATGGGGACGGCGGGTCTTACGATCCGATTCCGGTCAACATGATGGAGATTGCGGTCACGACGCTGATTCAGCAGTTGGCGGCCAAAGAGCCGCAGGTGCTGGCGTTATCGAAGCGGCAGGACATTCAGTCGACGCTGGCGGATACGGAGCTGGCGATCAATCAGAAACTGATTGAGATGGATTTCGGCGAAGAGCTGCGGATGTTCGTGATGTCGGCGTTGTTCAGTGTCGGCATCATGAAGGTCGGAATCGACTCGGTGATGACGTTTGAAATGGATGATGAGTGGCTGACGGAGACGGATGTCTTTGCGCAGCATGTGCCATTTGCCGACTGGGTTCACGACACGACGGCCAAGAAGTGGGACCCTCGTCAGGTTCAGTTCTGCGGTCACAGTTATCGCCGGCCGCTGGATTGGGCTCGGGACAACGCGGCGTTCGATGAGAAAGCTCGTGAGACGCTGTCGTCGGACAAAAACCGGATTCTGCAAAGCAGCAATTCGGACACGGGCACCGTGGCTCATGGGGCGGACCCGGTCGACGACAACGGCGAATTTGTGCCGTATGTCGATTTGTGGGACATCTGGATTCCGGGCGAACAGCGGATGGTGACGTACGGTCACAGCGGCACGGAAGTGCTGGCCGACCGTGTGATCAGCGGTCGCAAGGGGCAGAGTCCGTATCACCTGCTGTATTTCAATCCCGTGCTGAACAATGTGATGCCGTTGCCGCCGGTGATGAACTGGGTGGACGCTCACGACCTGGAAAACAAAATGCTGGTCAAGCTGGGCGAGCAGGCCAGTCGCCAGAAGACGGTGACGTATGCGTTGCCGGCCGCGATCGACGATGCGAACACGATTATCAAGTCTGAGGACGGCGACACGATTGCGGTGCAGAATCCGCAGGGTGTCAAAGAAGTTCGGTACGGCGGTCCGGATCAGCAGGTGCTTGGGTTTGCCGGCTGGATGCGTGATCTGACGTCGTACGCGATGGGCAACCTGGACGCGATGGCCGGACTGGGCAGCGACGCGGACACGCTGGGTCAGGAGCGGTTGATCAAGAATTCCAGCAATGCCCGGCTGCAGGCGATGCAGAGTCAGGTGCTGAAGTCGGTGCGAGAGATCGTACGGGACGTGTTCTGGTGGATGTGGCGTTCCCCGACAATTCACATGGAGATCGTGGATTCGATACCGGGCACGGACATCAGCGTCGAAAGCAGCTGGCCGATCCAGCAGAACGAGTTCGGGTTTGAGATCGATATTCGCGACGGTGTGGACATTGACCTGTATACGCTGGACATCGAGCCGTATTCGATGCAGGACAAGTCCCCGCAGCAGCGTGTTCAGGAGCTGGTCCAGATTTGGCAGAACATCATTATGCCGGGCATGCAGATGGGTGCGGTCACCGGCGACATCGACAAGTTGCTGCAGATGATTGCGAAATACTCGGATCTGCCCGAGCTGGCGGACATCGTGTCAATGAATGTCATGCCGCCTCCAGCGGCTGGCGGTGGTGGACCGTCAATGGCGATGCCGAGACAGCCGACAGAATATATTCGTCACAATGTTTCGAATGGTCCGAGCCGGGCCGGAGCGGAGCGAATGATGGCGAGTATGGCGATGGGTGCGGGCAGTCCAGGACAACAGGTCGGCTAAAATGTTTGTCACGGTGACAGAGATGTAAAGCCGCCTTGACCGTGTCGCGGTCCAGAGGTGTAATCAGTACCGACAACTGAAATTCACGCGGAGCGGCATCGAGGGGAGTAGCTACCCATCGGTGTTTGACCGTAGAGCGTTAAACGGCTTCAGGGAGCCCTGACTTCCTGCTGCCGTTTTTTTCATGCGCTCAGGGTTGGCTCCGCTGGATATACGAGGGAACTGATGGCGTATCGCGTGGTCACAGTCAAAGACGGTCAGGTCACGGAAGTCACCGGCAATGTCGAACGCCGAGCGAAGAAGTCATCGACATTAAACGTGGGCGTGTTTGGCCAGGGCGGTGGCTGGCCGATCGTCAGTGATGCGGCCGGAGTTGATCCGTCTCAGATCCCGGATGCGATGGCATTAGACCGTTCGCATGGAATGAATGTGGAGTACACGTCGAACGGCAATCCCGTCCTGACCGATCCGGCGATGCGAAAAAAGTATTTGAGTGTTCACGGTCTTTATGACCGGAACGGTGGATATGGGGACCCGGCACCAGGAGACAGTGCGAAATATGCCCGAGGACCCGACAGTAGCCGAACTGACTCGGCTGATTGATGAGTTAGATGTTCCGTTTGTGTTGATGACAGCGTGTCCTACGCATGTGGCGGTGATGACCAACGTGGACTCATCGTTGCAGAAACATTTCAAGACAGCGTTAAGCAGTTATATCGAGGACATGGAGTTTCCGGTTCACACCCGGAATTAGAACCACAGGGGACCGGCGAGACATCGTCGGTCGTAAGAAGGCCAGAGCCGGATTGATCCCCCGGTGAGATGGCCTTGAAACGTCGCGGCCTTCAAGGGGCCGACGCGGTTGCGTCGGTCCCTGTTTTATTTGGAGGCGGTGATGGCACTTAAGGATCTGGCACCGGACGCGGAAACTGACGCAGAAGTCAGTGACGTTGAGGGATTTGAAACGTCAGCCAATGAGAGCGACGGTGGCGGCGAGTACGACATCGTGGACCCGGCGTCGGTATCCGATGAGGCCGAGGAAACCGCGAGCGAAAGCGTCGAGGGTGAAGACACAGTAGACGAGGTTCCGGGCGATTCGCCCGATGCCAGTGCGCCGCCAGCGGCCACTGAAGAACCGGCACCCGCCGGTCCGGAGAGCATTTCTCCAGAACTTCTGGAGCAGGCAGGCCAACTGGGGTTCCGTTACGAGGACATCAAGTCTCTGGCGACAGAAGACGCGGTCCGAACGGCGGTACGTCAGAAAGCCGCATTGCTCAACGAGGCGCTCAGGCTGCAGCAACAGCAACAGCAGGATCAGCAGTCGCCTGATGGTGACACTGATGAGCTGCGACAGAAGCTGGATGCGTTGGTCGAGAACAACTTTGACCCTCAGTTAGTTGAGGCATTGGAAGCGGTTCTCGGCAAGAACGCAGCGCTTGAGCAGAACATGCAGGCGATGTCTCAACAGACCGAGCAGCAGCGGCAGCAGATGGAGCAGCAGGTTCATCAGATGCAGCAGCGGCAGGTCCAGGACGAGGCTCGCAAGCAGGTCGGCTGGTTGGACGATCAGTTTGCAGCATTACCGGACAGTTATCGACAGCGTGTCGGTGACGGTTCGTCGCTGCAGATGGATCAGACGACAGCGGAGTATCAGAACCGCGATCGGATTTCCCGCATCGCCCTGAACTTCAGCGAGAACTGGCAGAACTTCGGTTTTGCGGCTGCGGATGACCCGCAGATTGTTTCGGCGGCTGCTGCGGCAGCCTTCGGAGAGGACGCCAGAACCGCAGCCCGTGAGGAGATGAAACAGCAGATGCGTGACAACGGCCGTCAGGTGACGAGCCGTCCGACTCACACGCAAACGGTGCCGAAAGACCCGGAAGAACGGGCGGCGCAGTTTGCAGATAACCATCGACTGTTTCAGCGCTGACGGTCTGCATTTCATAAGGAAGTAATTCAATGGCAGCGACACTTGCAGCGGATATTTCTGATTTTGTAGCCGGCACACTGAAAGACCTCGGTCCCCTGTCGTTTCAGCAGATTGCTCAGAATCTGCAGGAATACCCGGTCCTCAGTAAATGGCTGAAGAAGGACAAGGTCATTATCGAATCCGGTAATGGCGTTCAGCGAAACCTGATGTCGAAGCTGTCCAATCAGGCGGCACACGTCGGGCTGCTGGACACGGATACCTATGACATTCCGGACCTCATGGTTCAGATGAGTGTGCCCTGGCGGCATGCCCAGACGAAGTGGGGTTTCATTTACCAGAGCGACATTCTGATGAATCGCGGCCGCGCTGCGGTCTTCAATGTCGTCAAGCCGCGTCGGGCGGATGCGTTGATCAGCCTGGCGGAAGAACTGGAAGCGAAAGCCTGGAGTGCTCCGGCTGTTGCTGACACGACTCTGCCTTACGGCGTGCCGTACTGGGTGGTCTACAACGCATCGACCGGTTTCAACGGTGGACTTCCGAGTGACCACACGACGGTCGCCGGTGTCAGCCTGACGGACCATCCGAACTTCAAGAACTACACGGCTCAGTACACGAATGTGTCGAAGGCCGACCTGCTCAAGAAGATGCGGACCGGCATGCGGAAGATCGGCTGGAAGTCTCCCATTTCGATGGAAGATTACCGCAAGGGCAAAGGGCAGCGAATGCAGCTCTACACCAACGAAGCGACGGTTGCGTCCTTCG